CAATCCGATCCCCGCGTGGGAGTCGTACTTCTCGGCGATCTGGGCGAACCAGAAGGCTGACGCGAAAGTCGGGCAGTTCACGGCCTCATCGCTGTCGAACTTCCACGACACGGTCAACCACTACGCCCGCCTCGTCTCCGCACTGTCGGGCCTGCCGCCGCACTTCCTTGGCTTTTCCTCGGAGAACCCGGCATCGGCTGACGCGATCCGGTCGAGCGAGTCGCGACTGGTGAAGCGGGCAGAGCTCAAGCAGCGCCAGTTTGGCGACTCGTGGGGTCGCGTGATGGCGTTCTACATGCGCCTGCGTGATGGCGAGTGGCCTGAGGCGAGCCGCATCAAGACCGAGTGGCATGACGCCTCGACGCCGACCGTTGGCGCACGTGGTGACTTCGTGATGAAGATGCGCACCGAGGGCATCCTGTCCCGCGAGGGCGCCTGGGACGAGCTCGGCTGGTCCGAGGCGCGCAAGGCGCGCGAGAAGGCGTACTTCGAGGCCGAGGAGGCCGACGGCTTGATCGCGAACCTTTTGCGCCCGACCGAGACCGGCGATGCTGGCCTCGGCGCGTGAGCATTACCGGCGACAACAGCGCATCACGACCGCGGGGCTAGTCGCCGCACGGAAGGCGCGTCGCAAGGGCGCCTTTGAGGTCGCCAAGGTTGTCACCGCATTCCAGATTCTCGCGTCGCGCGACGCAGTCGAGTCGGTTTCGACCATGCTCGCAGAGCAGGGCATCGTCGATGCCCCAGCGTCTAGTGTCATCCCGACAAGCTTGGCGGGGGTCGCTTCCGATGGGCGCGCTCTTGACACGCTTTTCGAGCAGGCAAAGAGCGAATTCCAATTCGCTTTGATGGTGGCGACACAGTTGCAGGACGCCGCTCGCGGTGCCGCTAGCGTCTCGATAGCATCACGCAGTCGAGTCGGATACATCCGAATGCTGAACCCGCCCTCCTGCTCGCGCTGTGCAATTCTGGCCGGCAAGTGGTACGGCTGGAACGAAGGGTTTCAGCGGCATCCCAAGTGCGACTGTCGCCACGTCCCCACGACCGAGGATGTCGCGGGCGATCTCACGACGAACCCCGACGCCTACTTCCGCAGTCTCGGTCAGGCCGAGCAGGACCGCATCTTCACCAATGCTGGCGCGCAGGCCATCCGTGACGGCGCCGACATGAGCCGAGTCGTCAACGCCCGGTCAGGCATGGCAACCGCCCCGACCGCGACCGGTCGCCGCATCGCTCAACGCAACGCCGCAGGCGAACTCCGCACGACGGCAGGTACCACGCGCCGCGGCCGACTCCCCGGCCAGATAACAGGGCCCCGACTCATGCCCGAGTCGATCTACGAGCTCGCCACCGACCGCGCCCACGCCCAGCGGCTCCTGAAGCTGCACGGCTATATCACCTAATTTTCCCGACGACGCGAGGTTGTCGGGTCATCCCCCGCGATGGAGGAACCCCCTGTGTCCGAAACCACCACCGAGACCGTCGTGACTGAGGCCATCGAGCAGACGCAGGGCGACCCTGCCGACAAGCCGCTCGGTGAGAACGGCGAGAAGGCGCTCAAGGCCGAGCGGGACGCCCGCAAGGCCGCCGAGTCCTCTGCCGCCGCGCTGCAGAAGCAGCTCGACGAGATCAACGCCGCGAACCTGTCCGACCTCGAGAAGGCGCAGAAGGCAGCAGCCGACGCGCAGGCTCAGGCCGACACGGCTCGCACTGAGGCGCTGCGCTACCGCATCGCTTCCGAGAGTGGCATCACCGACAACGCCGAGTTGATCCTGACCGGCGCTGACGAGGAGACCATGCGGAAGCAGGCGGCCCTCTGGGTGGAGCGGACGCCCACCTCACCAAAGCCCGACCCCTCGCAGGGTGCCAAGGGCGACGCCCCGAAGAACTCCACGGCGGACCAATTCGCCGCGGCCATCGAAGGCGCATTTACCCGCTGACATACGACAAGAAAGGCAGGTAGCCAATCATGGCTGCTGGCGACCTCAATCGCGGCACCTCCGGTGTCGTGCTCCCCGCCCAGGTCTCTGCGGAGATCTGGTCCACCACCCAGGAGACCTCGGCCGTCATGGCCGTCTCCCGCCAGATCGCCCTTCCGGGCTCTGGCGTCACCATCCCGATCATCACGGGCGATTCGTCCGCCGACTGGGTGGCCGAGTCGGCCGAGAAGCCGGTCTCGCACGCCACCGTGTCGAGCAAGTCGATGACCCCCTACAAGCTCGCTGTCATCGAGACGTTCTCGATGGAGTTCCGCCGCGACCTGCCCGCCCTCTACGGCGAGCTGGCACGACGCCTCCCCGGCGCTCTCGCCAAGAAGTTCGACGAGACCGTCCTCGCGGGCACCGCTCCCGGCTCCGGTTTCGACGTGCTCTCGAGCGCGCCGGCCCTGACCGTGGACGGCACCAACACCTACGCCGACCTGGCCGCGGTCTTCTCCGCTGTCGCGGCGGCCGGTGGCAGCCTGTCCCACTGGGTGGCCTCCCCGGCTTTCGAGGGTCTGCTGCTCTCGCAGGTCGCCTCGGACGGTCGTCCGCTGTTCATCCCGGACGCCACCACGCAGGGTCGGGTCGGGTCGATCTTCGGTCGCCCCGTCTACACCACGCGCGGCGCGCTCAAGACGTCGACCACGGTCGGCGACGACACCGCAGTGGCCGGCGACTTCGCCAACGCGGCGATCTACGGCACCGTCGAGGGTGTTCAGGTCGACGTCTCGGACCAGGCGACCGTGAACGACGGCGGCACGCAGGTCAACCTGTGGCAGCGCAACATGTTCGCTGTCCGGGCCGAGATCGAGGTCGGCTTCGTGACTCGCGACGTGAACCGCTTCGTGCGGATCACTGACGGCGCCGTCGACACCCCGTGATCGCCCTGACACACCGGGCGACCGGACACCAGATCAAGGTCGACGACGAGTCGGCTGACTTCTGGAAGGCCGCGGGCTACCGGGAGGACCAGGCCGAGAAGAAGGCGCCCGCCAAGAAGGCGACGTCCAGCAAGAGCAAGAAGTAGCAGGGAGGGGCGGTCATGACTTCAGTCGACGACGTCGCGGTCAGTCTTGGCCGCCCCATCTCTGACCCGAACGAAGAGGCTCAGGTCGAGCAATGGATTGCCGACGCCGAGCTGCTGATCCGGCTCCGTCTCGGCGAGCTGGCACTCCTCGACGAGGACGCGGTCGGCTACGTCGTCCGCGAGGCCGTCATTGCGCGGCTCCGCAACCCGGACGGCTACCAATACGAGGCGATTGACGACTATCGCTATGGCCTGCCAAACGAGTCGCGCCGCATCACCATCCTCGACGAATGGTGGGACATGCTCACCCCGGACGGGGCCTCGTCAGCGTTCACGATCCGCGCCTACGGCGAGCCCGGCTTCACCGAGCCGGACGCCTGGGTGAGCACGACGGAGCACTTGTGAGTCTCGCCTCGACGCTCCACGCGGGGCGTCGCACGGCCGAGGCTCTGATGCTCGACCGCGGCACCATGCGCCGAGCCAACGGGGGCACTGCGCAGGACCCGAACACGGGCACCACGGTCCCCGCGTTCGATGATCTGTTCACGTCGAAGGCGAAGATCCAGACGCGCAACCTGCAGGCCCGTGAGGCCGAGGCTGGCGGCCGCACGGCAATCACGGTGCGGGTGGAGCTTCACCTGCCGGTGTCGGCGCCTGCTGTGGAGCGCGGCGACGTGTGGGAGGTCACCGCAGTCTCGCCGCTGTCCGACAGGCAGCTCATCGGCCGCAAGTTCGTCGTGATCGCCCCGGTCGGCAAGTCGTTCGCGACTGCGCGCCGGCTCGAGGTTGAGGAGGTGGTCGCATGATGCGCGTCGATACCCACGAGCTCGACAGCCTGGCGATCGAACTTCCAAAGCTCGGCTTCAAGGGCGGTAAGGCGATGGGCAGTGTTCTCCGCGAGGGCGGCGATGACCTCCGCGACACATGGAAGCGCAATGCCCGCGAGACGGCCGGCGAGCATGGTCGTCTGTACCCGGAGAGCATTGAGGCCAACGTCGTCGTGTCGACGGACTTCGTCATTGAGATCGGCCCCAACCCGGACAAGCCTCAGGGCGGCATGTCGTTCGAGTTCGGTTCGTCCAAGCAGCCGCCGCACCTCGACGGACAGCGCGCCCTTGACGAGGTTGGCCCGCGGATCGAGAAGCGCATCGACTCTGCGCTCGGACTGCTGGGCTTCTGATGAAGCCCGAGTGGGACGCCGTCGTGACGGCGCTCAAGGCGGCGTGGCCGCAGGGCCGCGTCTACTACGTGGGCGAGGTGCCGGCGAACCCTGTGACGCCTTATCAGGTGGTCTCTATAGCCCCTGGTGACCCGCGGAACTACAAGGTCGGCTCGCGCCACACGGCGAAGCTGTTTCGGACGGCGGTGCAGAACTTCGGCCGCAACGTCGCCGAGGTGACCTTCGCAGCGGCCCGAGCTGAGACGGCGCTGCTCGACGAGCGCCCCGCCGCTGGCTACTCCCCTGCGCGACGCGAGACGGCCACGCTGCCGGTTCGAGACCCGGACGATGGCGGCCTGCTCATGGTCGTCCACACCTACACGTTCACGAAGCACTAGGAGTCCTGATGCCGAACGAGCCCATCGAGTTCATCCTCGTTCGCCCCAAGGGTGGCGGCGGCGAGGCCAAGTTCATCCCCCGGACCAAGTACGAGGCGCAGCGCGACCTCTGGGCGCAGGTCGCGGGCGGCAAGACGGTCGACGCCTTGCAGGCGCCGGCCTACGAGCCCACCCCCTCGGCGTCCGCCACCACTGGCGGCACGAAGTCAAGCGGCCAGTCGGCCGAACCTAAGAAGGAGAGCTAGACATGGCCGCACCCCTCAACCCGAACGGCGTTGGCGTTCAGGGCAACATCAAGATCGTGTGGGTCGAGACGATCGCCGACATGGCTGCTCCGACGGCCCTCGAGATCAACGCTGGCACTTCGCTCGACGTGTCGTACTACCTGTACGACAGCGGTTGGGCTCCCGGCGTCACCTCGAACCGCGTCACCTCCCCGCGTCGGCTCGCGTCGCGGAAGTCGCGCGAGCGGTTCGGCACCACGACCGAGACGCTGGGCGACCTCGTGTACGTGGTCGACCCGCAGGCTGCGGCCGGCGCCGACGGCAAGAAGGCTTACGAGGCGCTGACCGAGGGCTCGACGGGCTACTTCGTGGAGCGTCCCGGCGAGGACGCCGACTCGGACATCGCTGCTGGCGACTTCGTCAACGTGTACCCGGTCGAGGTTGGCCCGCAGGTCATCACGGGCGACCCGTCCGACGAGGCGGCCGAGTTCCAGGTGACCCAGCCCGTGAGCATCACGGGCGACCGTCGCCAGCTCGTGGCGGTTGCCTGACCGAGGCAGCAACCCCTGTCGACCCCCGCCGCTCTGGGTTCGACAGCCTGAGCGGCGGGGGTTTCTTTCTGTCGAGCCTGTCGGAGGAGTACGCATGTCCAGCATCAAAGAAAGGTTGGCGGCTGCAAAGTTGCCCGAGCGCTCACTGCAGGTGTGCCTTCGTGGCGACCTGGCCGCCGAGTTTGACGACCTCGAGCGGCAGCTCAAGGATGCCCGTCAGGATGGCACTCGTCGTCTTGCTGCGAAGTCCGAGTCGGCTGAGATTGTCGAGAAGATGGCAGCGTTGCAGGACCAGATGCGCGCCGAGCTGGTCACGCTCCGAATCCGCGCGCTGCCGCGTTCGGAATGGCAGGCCCTAGTTCGTCAGCATCCGCCGCGCGACGGCGAAGAGGCCGACAAGATCCTCGGCGCCAACCTGACCGCCCTCATGGAGGAAGCGATCCCGCGCTGCGTGGTCGAGCCCGAGATGGACACCGACGACTGGGCGACCTTCAACGACGTACTCTCCTCGGGTGACTACGACCGACTCCTGAACGTCGTCTTTGACGTCAACCGTTCGGGGGCGGACATCCCAAAATCGCGGCTCGCCTCGCTCGTGATGACCGAGAGCGACGCCGGCTCGAGGTAGCTCGCGCGTGGGGCGTGGCTCCGTCGACCTACGACGGGGCGCCAGCGATTCACAGACACTACGACCCGGACGGCAACCTCGTCGGGGTTACCGAGATCGAGTCGCCCTGGGATGACGCCGCTCGCTCTGAGGCCGAGGCGCTGCAAGAGGCTGAGCACCTTGTCTGCCCCGCGTGCGGCAACCTCCGCGAGGAGTGCGCGGACCCCGACCGGCTCTGGTACCCGCAGCGACACATCTGCTACGCATCTAAGACTCGCGAGGCTGCCGACCGCATGTATGCCGAGAAGCACAAGGCTGCGCCGTTCCACTCGGGCAACGAGCGCGGATGGGTCAAGGACTTCTCACCCAAGACGCCGTTCCACTTCCGCGACGGCGCGCGGGTTTGGGTCAGTCAACTCGACCTCAGCCCCGACGACGCGTTCATCTAGCGGCGCGCTGGGGGCCTGGCGAGCTCGACCGCGATTGCGACGAGCCCGCCGATGCCGAGAGCAACTGCGGCGATGTAGGCGAGGTTCGCCCCGCCGAGTGCGAGCCCAACCAGGGCGACCACTGCCGCAATGCAGAGGAGCGCCAGCCCCTCCCGCAGTCGTTTCATCATCCCATGACCGTACACCTGAGAGGCGGTGCCGCGTGGCCGATCGCAATGTAGTCATCCGGCTTCGCGGCGACGTCGCGGACTTCCAGGCCAAGATGGTCGCTGCCGGCCGCTCAGTGGGCGGCGTGGCTGACAAGATGACGGCGGGCGAGAAGCAGTCGCGCAAGTTCCGCGATGGCCTCATTTCGGTCGGCGACGCGGGCGGCAAGATCGGCCTCGGCGCCGCGGCCGCACTCGGCGGCATCCTGGCCGTGACTGCGAACTTCGAGCAGAAGATGTCGGCCGTGCAGGCGGCGACCCACGAGTCTGCTGCGGCGATGGATCAGCTCCGCGACGCTGCGATTGAGGCGGGCGCGCAGACCGCGTTCTCCGCATCTGAGGCCGCGGAGGGCATCGAGAACCTGGCGAAGGCTGGAATTACCACTGAGGACATCCTTGGCGGCGGCCTGCAGGGTGCGCTCGACTTGGCTGCCGCTGGCACCGTGGAGGTCGGCTTCGCTGCCGAGACTGCCGCGATTGCGATGACGCAGTTCGGACTCTCGGGCGAGCAGGTCCCGCACATCGCGGATCTCCTCGCCGCTGCTGCCGGCAAGGCGCAGGGCGAAGTCTCCGACATGGCATTCGCCCTCAAGCAGTCCGGCCTCGTCGCCGATCAGGTCGGCCTCTCCATCGAGGAGACAACGGGCGGACTGGCGGCGTTCGCTTCCGCTGGCCTGCTCGGCTCGGACGCTGGCACGTCATTCAAGACCATGCTCGGCGCCCTCACGCCCAACAGCGAGCGGGCTGGCAAGGCAATGTCCGAGCTCGGCTTCGATGCGTTCGACGCGCAGGGCAATTTCGTCGGCCTGGCTGAGCTTGCGGGCAATCTGCGCGCCGCATTCAAGGACATGACCGTCGAGCAGCGACAGGCTTCGCTCGAGACCATCTTCGGATCCGACGCGGTTCGTGCCGCCAGCGTGCTCTACGAACAGGGCGAGCGCGGCATCCGCGACTGGATCGGCGCAGTCGACGACCAGGGTTTTGCCGCCGAGACAGCCGCGATCAAGCTCGACAACCTCAAGGGCGACTTTGAAGCCCTGAAGGGGTCGCTTGAGACTGCGTTCATCGGCATGGGCGAGGGGTCCACGGGCGGACTGCGCGGCCTGACGCAGGGCGCCACGGACGCTGTCAACGCCTTCAACAAACTGCCGGACGCTATGAAGGGCACCGTAACCACGATGCTCGCCATTACGGCGATCACGGGCGGCGGGCTGTGGTTCGGGTCTCGCGTAGTTCGCAGTGTCGCTGACACCCGCGAGGCGCTGACGAACCTCGGCATCAGTGGCGACAAGTCCAGCCGCGCACTCAAGGGTGTCGCGACTGCCGGCGCGGGACTCGCTGCTCTCGGCGTCGGAATCGCTGCCATCAACGCCCTGAACGACGCACTCGACGAGGCGCTGCCGGGCACTGAGGCGATCGTCAAGAACCTTCTGAACATCAGCGACGCCGGGCTGCTCTCGGAGTTCGACAGCATCTCGGAATCGCTTGAGCGGATTTTCGACCCGTCGAAGTCGCAGGGTTTCGCAGACGCCATGCAGGCCCCGTTCACAAAGGTCGGGTTCGGCGAGTCGGCCAGCCTCCGCGAGGCGAAGGCTGAAGTCGACGCGCTCGACGAAGCGTTCGCCCGCATCGCCACCACGGCAGGATCGCCCGCCGCGCTCAATGCCTTCGCTGACTTCGCGAAAGCATCCGGGCTGGGCGTCGCCGAGCAGCGCGACCTCTGGGACATGCTCGACGGAACCGCGGAGGCGATGGCCGGCAACGCGAACGCGGCCGACCTCAACGCCGCCGCGACCGAGTCCACGGCCGAGAGTGT